CCTTCTTTTGTAATAGTAATAATCCCTCTTGCAGTTGTGTTTGATACATCATCAAAGGATTGTACAAAGGTTGTAATATCTGCTCCACCATCATCTGCATCATCTATAAATAAAACTGATACGCTAGATAGTGTCCCATTGTTAAATGCTATTTTACCTGCACCAGGATCAGCATCAGATGTAGAGTTATTGAAAGTCATGGATAGCTGTGAGTTTGTTCCTGAAGCTCCTGTTGCACCAGTCGATCCTGTAGAACCAGTTGATCCAGTAGCACCTGTATCTCCAGTGTCTCCGTTTCTTGTAAAGTGAACTGATAGTTCATCTGCAGCAGAAAAAGTATTATTAGATGCTAGATGACCAACAGCTAATTTTACATAACCTGAAGCATCTGTCGATGCACCTGTAATTTTAAATCTTGCGTATGTAGTGCTGTCGTTAATATCTACGATATGTAGATAGCCTCTGATGGTTGATGTTGAATCATCCCACGTTAAAATATCTGTAGAAACTGTAACTCCATTTGCATCAGCATCATCAATATAAATTTCTGTAGCTGAAGCATAAGTTCCATTATTGAATGCTATCTCTCCTGCTCCTGGATCTGTATCAGATGTACCAGTGTCAAACTTATAAAAGTATCCTGGTATTGCACCATCTTCTCCAGATGCCACAAAAGATATAAATACTTTATCATTGTTACTTAACGTTCCTGAAGATGCGATATGAGATACTGTAACTTTAGTATATCCTGTTGCATCGGTTACAGCTCCTGTTACTTTGAAGGTAATGTAGGTTGTTAGTGTTCCTGCGTTTTGTATTCTAATACGACCTCTGTTAGTATCGTTACCTGATACATCGTCAAAGGATTGTACCCATGAAGATACATCCGTTCCGTTAAAATCTTCATCATCAATATATAATTCAGTTACACTAGAAAATGTTGCGTGGTTAAATCTTACAATACCTGATCCAGGATCTGCATCGGTTGTGGTAGTAGAATATTTAAATAATGCAGAGTCTCCTCCAGCAGGTAAAAAATCTGCAACAGTTGTTAAATCTCCTGAAGAATCAAAGCCTAAAGTTTTTGAAGCTCTTGTGCTGGCATTGTCAGTAAACTCTGAAGAGCTAATCGTATTTGTTCTTGATACTTTAAATGAACGATCAAGTTCTTCCTGCATTTGCTGAATGGTCATCATAGAGCGATCCAAACCCTCTTCATGACTCTCCGCAGGGAATGGATCATTTGCGATATAATCAATCGACTGTGTTTGCGGGACAGCTCTTCTAATAACTACAGTCTCTCCAGATGCAGGAATATTACCACTTGTAAAGGTAACAGATCCTCCATTAGCATCTCCAGCTCCAGAAACATTGTAATGAGTTGTGATTGTTTTTACAGTCTCAGCACCTGTTGAGCTTCTGATTATGACTTGTAGATCAGAGTTCGCAAAAATCTTAAACGTATAGCTAAAAGCTGAAGTTGAGCCATCTCCTGAATATGAATTTTTAACTGTTGTAGATGATATTGTCATAATTAAAAACCTATATCTTTTTTTCTATTTAATATCAATATTAGAACTGTATATATCATTTATTGTCCTTTTTTGGAACTCCATACATACCCTCTAAACTTAGTTTTGCTATCTGTATAGCTCTTAAAACCAATTTGTCTATTGCCTCTTGTTTCTCATCTGGTTTTATTTCTCTATTATTATGTATAAGAAGTATGGCTTTTCTTATATCATCCAAAGTTTTTTTATTTCTTTCTAAAACTACTTGTTTTATTTTGACTTTTTCAAGTTGTTTTGCAACTCTTTTGGCTTCTTTTTTATTCCCAGTTTGTAGCAAAAAGTTTAAAGTTGTTCTAAATTTTTTAACTTTATTAAAATCTCTATAAAAGTCTGTAATAAATTCTGATTGCAAAGAAGGATCTCTTAAATTAAATGCACGAATACCTGGTATTTTTGTTAAAGAATCTTTTGGTTTTACTGGATCATCAATAACACCAGAGGTGATTAAAGCTTTATCTAAAGCCATTAACATATAATTTCCTAGTCCACCAGTCCAACCTCTAATCCAATTTTCTATAACAAGAGGAGATGCTGTATAAGTTGGATCATCTCCAAATATAGTCATAATTGTTCTAGAAATTAATTTTGATGTTTCTGTAGTATATGGATTATATTGATAGGGTGAAAGAAGTTTTTGATCCATATAAAACGGCACAATCGGATTGCTTGTAAAAAAACTTTTATTCATATATGATTCTAAAGGCGGAACAAGAAAAGTCGGCAAAGGATTTAAATTTTTCATTTGATTACCAATAAAATCTAAAGCAAATTCTCTAAAATTTTTTATATTTTCTGGATGATTGGTAAAAACATAATCTAAAAATTGTTCCGTGCCAGTGCCAAATACAATTCCTAAATCAAAAGGCTTAGGTATTCGATATGCTTTTCTGTTCTCACCCTCTCCTACAACTACTACCCAATAATTATCTTTGACCCATCGAGCTTGTCTTCTGTAAATTGGATCATCTTTGTTTGCATACCAGAAATAAAGTGAAGGTAATACTATTCCTGCAAAAATAGTTGTCATTGCTCTTGCAGGTCTTTTTGTAAAAGCGTCATAAATTTTTACATAACCTTGAACTCTTGCATTATAAAAAGCTGAAACTTGATTTAAAGCTTTCATATAGTAACCCATTTTTGCATAATCTATTGTAACATCTCTTGCTTCAAATCCTGCTCTTTCTAATCTTTCTCTACCTTTTAATCCCTCTTTACCTGCTTTTCTATAAGCAAGATCAAACTCACCTAGACGTGTAATGTTTTCTCCTACCTCTGACATTATTCTTAAAATCTCTAATGGATTTTTCATCATATTTCTAATTCTTCTATTGGTTAATTGATTGATTGCAGGTTTATCAAAAATATTTCTATCTAATGATATTAGAGTTGATTGCATACCTCCTGACTTCTCCCAAAGTTTAAACAATTCCCCTGCCTTTTTACTTGCTCCAGTCTTCGCTGCTGCCATAATGTAAGCACCTTTTAATGAACTCCATCCAAGAACAAATCCAGATTTTGAAAAAATAGGTGCTAACACAGTGTCTCTTGCGATGTTACTAAATACAAAGTCTGGTGATGTTGTTGCACCAGCTCTTAATGTTCTAGCTGGTAATCCAAGAATTTTTGTTACTGCACCCATTTCAGATGGTGTAAATTCCATTAGAGCCTGTGCAAGATCTCTGCCTACATCCCAATTTTCTATTTTTCCATTTCTATAAACTGTTACAGTGTTAGTGTCTGATCTCATAAACTCTTTTGTAAAAACATTTAAATTAACTATACCTGCGTCAGAAACTTTTGATGGATCATCTAAAATATCTTGTAATTTAGATCTTTCAATTTTAACTTCAGTCCTTTGAGAAATTTTATTTATATCAGGAAAAACATCTTTATTTTTTTCTATAAAATCAAAAAATTTAACAAGACTATTATTTCTTTCTGCAAGTTTTACTATTCTAAAAGTATTACTATATATTGTTTCTATTGGATCAAATAAAGCTTGCTCACCACCCTTTACTCTTTTGAATGGATTAGAAACAATTTTAGTATAACCCGTTTGTTTTCCATCTAACATTGTTTCTGCAATCCTTGCAAAAGGTACATAACTTTTATTAGCTTCTATCATAGCCTCAAAAGCAGCTTTATCTATTAAACCAAGATCTCTAGCGTATTCTAATAGTTGTCTTTGATAAACATCAATGTCTTTTGCTATTTTATCATATTTAGATTTTAACTCTGATATTACTTTTTTTGCTTGAGCAACGTCAAAACCCGAGCTGAAACCTCTTTGATCGTATTCTAAAACTCTTCTTGCAACTAAGTATGCGTTTAATTCTGCGTATTGTTTTTTTAAAACAGCTTCTGTTGCCAACTTTCCTTCTACGACATTTTCTTTTCCTAAAAAACCTTTTTCTATTTTTCCTTGTAAATTTTCTAATTTTAATGGTTGTAAAACTTCATTAAAACTTTTACCAATAATTTCTAAATCTTTGGCTCTAAGCATACCTCTATTAATCAAAGATCCTGCACGATTAGTCATACCTACGAGAACTCTAAATTGTTCATAAATATTAAGTTTACCTGTAGTATTTTTTGTATTTTCAACTCGTTCAACTAATTTTAATATAGGATGAAGTCTATCAATAAAAAGTCTTGTAAAAAGATTTTTTGATTCAGTAAAGTCTTTGGGTTTATCAAATTTTACCCTTTCAAGAAATTTAGTAACAACCTCAGACATTTCTAAACCTTTTGTAAAATCTGGTTCAATTTCAATTTTTTGTCCAGTTCGTTTTTCGATAATGTTGCTCATCATTCTAGGTATTTCAATGTTAATACTAGACATATCCTGTTTAACGCTTTCATCTAATTTAAATAAAGTTGTAAGATCAACTGCATCATATTTGGTTTTTTTGATGATTTTGCTTGCTTTTAAAGCACCTCTTTCTCCTAAACCAAAAGCACCAAATAATATAAATGAATCAATAAGTTGATCTTTGCTTGGCAAACTTCTTTCAATTATTGCACCCGTTCCCTCAAAACCTGTAACTCTTGCAAACAAAGAAGGAAAAAATTTATTAGATATTCTTCCAAATCTTCCTGCTACAGATAACTGCGCTCCCTCTTTTAGACCAGCTTTAATACCATACTTTCTGTAAGCATCCCAAAATTCTCCCCAAGTTCCTACTTGACCTTTTTCTCTCATCGTTAAAAAAGTTTCTCTAATAGACCCTACTGCAAAACCAGAGCCTGCAACAGGTGCTTTAACTCTACTAAATGGAATAGCAGCAGCAATGTATAAAGGCAAATCTTTTGCAATTCTTGCTGCGTTTGTAAGATTTCTTTCTAAAAAACCAGTGTCTTCAAATTCTAAATTAAAATATTTTTCTGATTGTTCTGTACCATCAATATTTGGAATATTATATTGACTTTGTATTAAATCGATAGTTGCGGTATTCCAACCAGCTTTTATTCTTTCTGCAATATCATTAAATCCTTTTCCAACTGCTTGCTCATAAAGAGATCTATCATCTTTATCTTCTGCTTCTTTTATTTTTGCGTAAACATCTTTTAGAGACTCTCTGTTTAAACCCACAAAAGAATCATATATTAATCCTATGCCTGAGTTATCTATGGGTTTAACACCAAATTCCGATAGTATTTCTTGATCATCAAATCCAGCTTCCTGCATAATCCCAATTTGTTCTTGTTTATAATTTTCTATTTCCACTGGATTAAATCCAGCATCTTTCATTAATTGAATATCTTTTTGTATTTCACTCATTATTGATTTGTTCTTTTTTTGTAATCTTTGAAAGATTCATTAGGAAGTCTTTTAGGAACGTTATTTTTTTTCTTTATATCTTTCATCATACTTTTAAAAACTTCATTTTTATCAACGGTATAACTAATAAAATCTTTTGCTATAAAATTTTTACTTGTTGGATCTATAAGCTCAACAGGTTTTAGTCCTTGTGATAATCCCCTTTGAAATCTATCATACATATCTCTTTTAAAAGTAGTTAATGTTTTATTATATGTTGTGCTATCAATAAATTTAATTGAATCGGAAGCTATTAAGTTTCTTGTATTTTCTAAAAAAGAATAAAATGCTTCGAATTGTTTTTTAAAAACTACTGGATTTGTGTTTTGTTGTTTTAAAATATTTGCATAAAATCTAATGTCATCTACATCATTACCTTTATCAAATCTTTCTACTATTGATAATGCCTCAGTTTCACCCGTTAAAGTAAATTTATCTGTAATACTATTTATTTTATCTGTAACGATCATACCAATAATGTTTCTATTCAAGTCCGCATCAGAAATAACTGTTTCTTTTTTTGATTGTTTTATTTGAATTTTATTATTTAGATCTGAAAATTGATCTAATCCTGGAGGATCTTTTTCAAAAGCATTATTTATTCTTTTTTGATCAATACCATATTGAGGATTTACATCTTCCATAACCTCGTCATAAAGTTCATTAGTTTGTAATTTTCTTGAGGCTTCTGCAGACCGAACTTCAAATAATAATTCATTTCTTTTTTCTCTTCCTTTTTTATAAACATATCTTGCAAACTCTCTTTTTTCTTGTGTTGAAAATTTATTATATATATTTTGTAAATTTTTATTTCCTCTAAAATCACCTTTAGATAAGCTATCAACAAGCTTAGAAAGTGTTGAGGGTGGTAAATTTTCATCTACACCAACTCTATTAATATTACCTGATAGTATTTTAAATTTTTCGTCTTTTATTACTTCATCAGCTTTTTGTGCAAATTCTAATATGTTTTTTTGTTCTAAGACATCAAACACTCCTGTCTCTAATTGTTTTTTTAACAGAACAGGATTAGTTACTAACAAATTGTTTGCAACAGCAATTGCTCCAAATTGTTGATATTTTTTTTTTACTTCAGCTTTTAAATTTGGTCTTTCATTATAATAGGGATTATTATCTAATCTTGAATCTATTGATTTAAATATTTGTTGTAATCCAGCTCCATCTTGTAGTTTAGAAAGATTCAAAGTTTTTTTTGTTATAAAATCTGTGTCAATATCACTTGTATTTTTAAATTGAGTTTTTCTTGATTCTAGTAAAGCATTGGATTTAAGCTCTGCAGCAGAAGCATAAAACTTACTTTTAAAAATTTGTTTACCAAATCTACTTAAATTTTTTGTTTTACTTGCTTCAAAAAATTTATAGAGTTTATCAGTTTCATTATTAAAATATAAATCAGCTTCTGATGGGTTTCCGTTTTTCCCAGTCTCTGACACAATAGTGCTTAAACCATTTGGTCCATCTTTATTATCATTATAAGTATCGCTAATTAATTTATCTACTTTATTATTTTCCTCTAATGTTCTTTCTTTAATATATTCTTTTTCTAAAAAATTTGTAACTGGTCGTAATGCTTCCCCTATATTTTGTGAAGGAGAAACTTGTACATTAGAAACAACACCTGCACCCTGTGTTGTAATTTGTCCTCTAGCTGTAAATGTTGGTATCTTTGGCATATTAATCTCCTGGTGGTGTGTATTTACCCATAGTTAGTAAACTTGTTCCAACTTGTGAAGCGGTTTGTATTTGTGCAAGTCTTGCTCTTTGTCTTGCTAAATTACCTTGAATGCGAGAGAAATTTGCCTCTTCAAATCTTCTAGCTTTTCCTATTTCGTTATTATATCTAGCAATATCTCTCTCTAGCTCTGCTTGAAATAAATTTGATAAAGCTATGTTTTGTGCAGATCCAGAAAATGTAACTCCAGATTTAAGAGTATTTACAGTTTGATTTCCTTGTAACCTTTGAAACTGTTGATCAAATTGTGATAGTTCTAAATTTAATTTATCATCAAGTATTTGAGCTTCTTGTTCTTTTATTGTTGCATTTCTGTTTTGAACCTGCTGATTATATTTACCAATAGCTCCTTGTTGTCTAATTTGAGCAACACCTACTGCTGCTGAAATAAATGGTGCTGCTGGTGCTACAAATCCCATTAAAATATCCTCGCATACATATACTGATCTGATCCATCAAATCCGTATCTTCTCATTAAACCTTCTTCTTTCAAACCTAACCACTTTGCAAATTTTTTTCCTACTGTAAAATCGCTTCTAATCGCAGTTTGAACTCTTTTTAAATTTTTTGCTCTAGCAGCTTTTTCAAAATTTTTTTTGATAGCTCTAGCTGTAATTATAGGATGCTTCCAAACATCCTCATTTGCCATCACCCAACCTTCGGCAACACCCTCCCATAACAATTTCATTCCTCCTGCA